TTTTGTTTCCATTTGTTTCCTAAAGTATATGGACATTTTTTTTTAAGTCAGTTTGCAAAATTTCTTAAAAAGTTATCGTAACAAATTTTTCAACTTAAAAAAGCAAATGAGAGCATTATGCTCTGAGTGTGATTTTCAACATTTTTTTCAAATCTAGAAATGAAAAATCAAAATTGGACATTTATAAATGTCCTTTTTTGAAAAACCTAAAATACTTTTGAAAAAACATTACATCATTCATTCTTCAGCGTCCGCTTGCGCCATTTCCGATGCCTTACCTTTATGGTGTGGAGACAATCGAAACGTTTACCACGAATGACAGCATTATGCAGTGGTTTGTGGGGTTGCATATTCGCGGTTTTTGACGGACTTGGATAGTATTGAGGGTTGTTGCGAGGAATGTAGCGGAGCGTTAGTATGAAAAGTCGTTATAATACAACTGGATGCCTATTTTAGCACCATCCCAGACTATGAGTATTTACTGCCGTATGTAATATAATGAAATATAATGAAATATAATATAACCAATATGTATATTGTATTTCATTTCATTACATTTCATTTCATTACATTGCATTATAATGATAACAAAAACCAACTGGACGAATGTGTTTCAGCTTTTACCATCCATACTAGCAGGGGTTATTCTTATTATAGTAATGGCGATTCAAATAAACAACCCGAGTGCGACGATTCCGCATATTAACATTTCGACGGCGTATGTCGAGTATTTGCTTTCTTTCATCGCAAGTTTCGTGCTGTTGTATTGGGTTCTGGCTCCATTTTATTATCTATTTAGAGGTGACAACAGGTCGACTATTGTTTCAAGTGGTTTGATGTTTTTGTTCGGTTATGCCTTTCTGGCCATAATACTGAGCCCATTTGGTTTGTTAAGCATTCGGTTCTTTTTACAAGACGAGTCTTATGTGAAATATATTTCAATGACTACAATCGTAAGCACCATAGTGGTTTTATATTTTACGTTTAGGGCAGCGTTGGGTTGAACGCCGCGGTGCGGTTGTCAATAAAAATATATATTCTCTCGTTACTTTTATCCCCCGAAAAAGGATAGGTTGACTTTTGGGTAGAATGGCGTGGGGGGGGGTGTTTGGGGGATGTTGAGAAACGAGAGAAACGAGAAAAGTTAATAAATTAATTATTAAATATAACTAATTTATTTTTATAGTATTTTTATAGTATTTTATGGTATTTTTCATCTATAGTTTACATATTTTCTAGTAACACGATTTGTTGCATTTGTTCTAACAACTAATTCATCTGTAATAGTTTTTGACATATCTGCAACATCATACGCAGTTTGTTTTGCACCTTTATGAGGTGAACCAAATAGTAATACTTCATCGCCTACTTTATCTATCGGCTTTGACTCGATTACTATCTGATCCATACTAATATTCCCCAAAACTTTACGTTTTGTGCCATTGATATAAACGTATAATTTTCCAGATGAAGAACGTGGAATAATGTCTGCATACCCTATAGGTGCAATACATATTTCCATACCTTTTTTTGCAATATATTTGTTATCATATCCTACAACCGCTCCTTTTGATATATGTTTTTTCTGTATAACACGCGATGTAATAGTCATTGCAGGTTGTAAATGTTTATTATATTTTCCACTTGGGTCTAACCCATATACCGCCAATCCTGGGCGCACCAGTGTAAAATCCGATACATCATAGTTTAGACATCCACCAGAATTTGCAATATGAGTATACTCAAAATTTATATTATGTTTTTTTGATAAAATATCCCTAAGTTCTCTAAATAATCGTAGTTGTTTTTTTGTAGTGGCATCATTTTTTATTTCAGACTGAATAAAATGACTCATTAATCCAACCAAATGTATATTCGGATTTGATGAAAGTTGAACTGCTGCATGAATGACTTCACTATAAGGAACAGCAGCTCTGTTAATTCCAGTATCTGCAAAAATATGTATGCGAACTTTTTTGCCTGAACGTGAGGCAAGTTTACAAATAATAGGTATATGTTTTTGGTCAATAATAGAAATATCTATATTTTTTTTAATGGCATCTTTCAGCTCTTTTCCATTTACATCATATAACCAGGCAACAATATGTCCAGTGTCACCATGCTTACGCAACATAAGCGCTTCACCAATCGTTGCAACACCAATCATTTTTACATTATGGTTACGAAGTATTCTCGAAACCGAAACAATTCCATGTCCATACGCATTGGCTTTCAAAACAGGCATCACGTCCGTTTTCGATACTTTTCGTAAATAGTCTATGTTATGGCGTATAGCATTTGCATCGATAGTTGCAGTAATATTTTTATGGTCAGGGGAAATATATTCTTCGTCTTGTTGCGTTGATATATATGTATTTGCATGTCGTTTCTTTTTATACGTATGTTGTTTTTTTGTATATTTATTTCTTCTTGTGTTTTTCATTTCCAGAATGGATACGTGGTGCGTGGATATATACTATGGGTATATATTAATTATATCCTGTTCAAAACAATTCAATATTGACAAAAATAGACGATTTTTCACTTGTATCATACATATTTTTTGAATGTATAATTGGTATTCCTTGCCCTTTTAATACATAGGTTTGATTATCTTTTATATATAATAGGTTCGCTGGAATAGTAAAATGTTTACTGCCTATTGTAAACAAGATATGCTTTTTTTCTAGTAACTCGGCGATTTTCATACGTAAATCTATATAAATATCATTGTTCGCATCAATGTATATATGTGACGGAGTCGACGGCATACAACGAACAATTAAATCAATGGGTGTATTATCTTTTTCACCCACCTTGTAATACAATTCGGTATGCCAAAGTGGAATATAATATTTTTTTTCATCGTGCTCTAATACGTATATATTATTTTCACCAAATAAGTCGTCTAGGGAGACAGAAATAATGACAAGATTATCCGACTCCATCTTTTTTCGTATGATCTTCTCAAATAACAGAAGTTTTTCATTACTAATATGAAATACTGAATGATACTTGTGTATGATTTCGTAGATCGTATACGCAGTTTCTTTATCCATATCTTCGAACATTTTCAATGATAATTCGTGACAATCTTCTACTATAATTTTTATAATCATATCTATTGTTACTTTTGCATTTTCTTGTGATATATTTGTATACATTTTTTGCAATAGAGATTGCGTAAATATTCTAAAAATATCCATGTAACTTTCTGCTCCACTTGAATCATCTGTATCGGCATTATTTGCATGAGAAGCAGGAGAACCAAGAGAAACCGATAAATTATATAAATACAAATACGCATTGTTTATCTCCTTGAACTTTTCGCATGATTCTTCGCTGTTGTTATTTTTATCAGGGTGATGTTTCATTGCATGTAATCTATAACTTTTTTTCAACTCTTCGAGTGTATAATTTGACTTTAAATTTAATACATCAAGTGCATGTTTTATATCCATTTATGGTTGTTATTAGATTATACATGTAATTTTCTAAATGGTAAATCGGTCTATAATTATTATTGTAATATTGGAAAAAAATAAACGTTTTTAATAGAACATCTATAATATTATCCTTATTTAATACTTCTGTCTGTATTAAACACGACAATATATACCATATACACTCTGTTATGTCCAAATCATATATCAATATTTCATATAAAATATCACGAAACTTTAAAAAGTTAATAGTATCTGGATTTTTTATAGATTCTATAATATTATTACATATACATTCGTGTGGATTTGTCAACTCATTTGTATTTACGATTACATTTTTAATATTCGATAAAGATGTCAAATTTTTATAATTTTCGGATACAACTATGGTTGCGACATTAGAAGCAGAAGCAATGGATTTATGTTTTGATTTTTTACTAGAAGGAATCGTGTCACTATTACTATCACTATCGTCATCACTATCGTTATTACTATCGTTATTGTTATCGTCATGCTGATTATGTATAGGTTCTGCAGGAGAACTTGCTATTCCATTTGCACTAGCATACATATGAGCATTTTTATTTGGATGCATAGAGTTTACGCATTTATTATAGTATCCTAACGACGGCCTTGGAATAGAAATAATTTGCGAGTTATTTAAAATATTATCCGGTATAAAACTAATATGCTCGGTAACAATTATAAAAATTAGTTTTATCTTATTAAATGATTGGCGTTGCATATAACTATAAAAAATATCCAATAGTTCACTATGTATTTTATGAAAATATTTACATAAAATAATTCCCGTCGTATCTGTACGCATAGAAACGACATCCGTAATTTGATTATAAATATCATTCCATAAAACTTTAGAATTACAACCCAGCAAAGACATATCAACTTCAAAATGAATATCGCTTATTTTTATAATAAAATTTTCCTTGTTCGAATTAATAGTTAGACGTTTCTCATATTTTAATTCGCTGTTGCTGTATTTTTTAATACATTGTAAAGCTTGCGTATATTTACCAACACCTTTCGGGCCATATAAAATTATATTTTTTAAGTTTTCTATTTTTTCAGGCAATGAACTTTTAAATATTTTTTCTATTTTTGGATGAAGAGATTCGCTATGATTTGATACAATATAGTCATCAAAATGTGTTTCAAGAAATTTCATTATAATGGTTATAATAGTTATAATAGTTAAAGTAGTATAGGTTGTGGTATTATTATAATTACGCGAATAGATTTAAATTATATTTTGGTCTAATATTATAGATTTTGTCATGAAATACTTAAATATATTAAAACTATTATAGTAGTGTAAGTATCGAGCAACAATATATTTAATACTTGAGTATACATAAATGAAACTTGTAACGATTCATCCTGATAATATTATAAAAGAATACATTTATTTTAATGAACCTATACAAAATAATATCATCAACGAAAGTAGATATATCAGAATATTATATTCTACTCCCAATATAGTTTTTAATGGCATTCATGTTCTTATAAATCTGTCTATTGATAATATAGAGAGACAATACAATAAGAATATTCTTTATTATAATACCGACAAAAATATACAGACTATAAATAGCATTAAACAAATAGAAAAAACAATTTTGAAAAAATACTATTCATTAAAAACGCCGTCATATAATTTATCGGAACTTCTTGATGGTGGTGTTATACGATTGTTTACTGACTCTATTGAAAAAAAGAAAGTTATGAATATTATACTTAAAATATCGGGACTATGGGAAGATGACGAAACATACGGGATTACATATAAGTTTTTCTCGGTGTAAAAAATATGTGCAATATGTGTATGCAATATGTTTAAAATATAATATTAATATATTCTTATTTGTCAAAGCAAGAAAGTAAAGCAATGAGGAATATATTAATAACAGGTGGTTGTGGATTCATCGGGTCAAATTTTATCAACTATATAATAAAAAAATATGAAGACGTAAACATTGTTAATTTAGACGCCATGTATTATTGTGCATCCGAATTCAATGTTGACAGAGAAATACAAGAATCTCATTTATACAAAAATAGATACAAGTTAATTAAGGGCAATCTATGCTCGTATGATTTGGTAAACCATATTATAAATGATTACAATATCGAATATATTATACATTTTGCAGCACAAAGTCACGTGCAAAATTCTTTTGAAGACGCATTGCAGTATACAAAAGATAACATAGTTGGAACGCATAATTTACTTGAAGTTGCAAGAAAATATGGGAAACTCAAAAAATTCATCCATGTTTCAACAGATGAAGTATATGGCGAATCCATGATTGAAAAAGGCGAATATAAAAAAACGGAAGAAAGCATTTTATGTCCAACCAATCCATATGCTGCTACAAAAGCAAGTGCCGAGTTAATCGCGCAGTCTTATTATCACTCGTTTAATTTACCTATTATTATTACGCGAGGTAATAACGTATATGGACCTAACCAATATCCAGAAAAAATAATACCTCGTTTTATAAAACTTTTAAAAGAAAATAAAAAAGTGACGATTCAAGGCGATGGTTCAAATGTGAGGGCATTTATTCATGTTCAAGATGTAGTAAATGCATTTGATATTATATTGGAGAAGGGTATTGTTGGAGAAATATACAATATCGGATCAGATGACAATCAGGAATATTCTGTATACGATGTTGCAAAGATGTTAATTCAAAAAATAAAACAGACAGATGATTGCAGTAACCATATCGAATATATTGAAGATAGACCCTTTAACGATAAAAGATATTATATAAGTAATGAAAAAATAAAAAAACTTGGATGGAGTATGCAAGCAAATTTCGATAAAGGAATCGACGAACTCATCAAGTTAGAATAGAACAGAATAGAATAGAGTAAAGTAGAATAGAATAGAATGCGTAGGTGCAAAACAATATAAAAATAAAAGTAAAAATAAAACTATAAGTATACACACAAATGAAAGTATTATTATATGGCAAGAATGGTTGGATCGGCGAAAAGGTATATAAGTTACTTATAGAAAGGGGTCATATCGTCATTATCGGGAATGCAAGAGCAGAGAATAGAGAAAGCCTTGAAGAGGAAATAGTTGGAATTCAACCTACAAATATTATTTCGACAATTGGAAGAACACATGGCAAAATAGGCGACAAAGAATATACAACGATTGACTACCTCGAACAACCTGGCAAAATAAAAGAAAACGTTCGCGATAATCTTTTTTCACCTGTTATGATTGCTTTGATATCACAAAAGTATAATATCCACTACGCATATTTAGGAACAGGCTGTATTTTCACATACGATCGCGAACACCCTTTTGCAGAAGAATTAAACGGATTTACAACCGATTCAAAACCCAATTTTTTCGGTTCTTCGTATTCGATAGTAAAAGGATATACGGATATGTTGATGAAGGCATTTGACAATGTTCTGAACGTGCGAATACGTATGCCGATAACAGATGAAATACATCCGCGTAATTTCATAACAAAAATTACGCGATATCAAAAAATATGTTCGATACATAATTCTATGTCTGTGTTGCCAGAGTTACTGCCGTTTATGATTGACATGTGTGAAAAAGGAACAACAGGAACTATGAATTTAACAAATCCGGGGTTAATAAGCCACAATGAAATTTTAGAAATGTATAGAGAAATAGTAGACGTGGACTTTACATGGGAGAATTTTGATGTGGAAGAACAACGTAAAATATTAGAAAGCGAACGTTCTAATAATTTCTTAGACACTTCTAGACTAGAGTCTATGTATAAAGTGAAACATATCAAAGATGCAGTGAGGGATGTATTGTGTTGCATGAAGGAGAAGGAGAAGGAGAAAGGAACCGAGGTTTAAAAACATGTAGAAAATAGTCGAAGAATGACCTCCATAATACCAACACACAATCCATTTAATATAAATAGCGTAATACTCAAATATAAGGTTCCAATTGATGGATCAGCCATAGGATTAGTAACAGATGTCATACATGCCATATTTGCACGCAAGTAACTAAATATTAAAATAATCTGAAAAATAATCAAAACACTTGAATAACCCGAAAATTTATAATATTCAGGGTCTACCTTTCTGTCATTTATCATAGTTGAATACGCCAATGACTGACGTATAATTACAAAGAATATAATCAAAAGTCCAATAATCTGAAAAAATGATGGATATAAATTAAAACATTTGCCATTTGCCTTTAAATAATAGGAGACTACTGCAATTAAAAGTGAGAACAATGAAATGAATGATATTATATAGCCAACTGCGGTGGCAAATCCTGGACCTTGTTCATTACCAACTTGAAGTGAACTAAATGCTATTTTTATAAATACACCTACAAATGCTAAAAGAAGTGAAATATTAAAAATATAATATATACTCTTAAACCTTACGTCGATGTTATCTAGACCTGTTAAAGAATCCATGGTATGTTATTTTATGTTATTTTATTTTACTATTTTATGTTATAGTTCAATAAAGTAAATACTATAGATTATATAGTTATTTTTTATTATTTTAATTTAGTATTTTATAATATAAAGTATTATAAATTAAATTATATTATAAGTAAAATATAAGTAAAGTATAAGTAAGTATACGAATCCGTGCAAATCAAATGAGTGGCGCGCTGAACAGAAATGTGTATACAGAACATCCACTAATTGAAAGACAACAGACTTTTGTTCTAGAAAGAAAACTTGTTACGATACATTCAGAAGATAGAGATGTATGCGCGTGGCCGAATTCATCTCTTTTTGAAATAACATTGCCGCAACAACTAACAAACGTTCAGTCTATTCGTCTTATTGAATCAAATTTTCCTTCCGTAAATAACGTGTTTTCAAACACAAATCAAAATACAAAAATGACATTTTACCTTAACTCTTTGGGTAATGAATATACGATAACTATTGACGAGGGTTTTTATTCACCATCTCAACTTGCGAATGAATTGACAAATAAAATGAATCAGGCAGTTAGTTCAACATATAATGAGTTTGTCGTAATATATCATGAAGTGAATCAAAAAATATGGTTTGGAAATAAGAGTGAAACATTTAAGCTTACATTCAATAAAACCGAAAATTATTCAGTATCGAATAACACATATGAAAATTGTAAAGTATTGCCACCCAACGAATTGTCAACATGTATGACCACCAAATGGGGACTGCCGTATTATTTAGGATTTAATCGTGAAGAATATAATAACCCCATTGCAACAACTACCAACTTAAACTACGAATATAAAAAGGCAACAGATGCAGATTATACATGGCTTCAAGTATCAGGAACAGGCTACTACATCGTCGCGCCAAATGTAATTAGTATATTTGGAGAAACGGCTTTTTATATGGATCTGTTTAAATACAACGATATGGATGAGTTAATGCCTTATCCACGTAGAACAAATGCAACCACAGATAATAGCTATGGTGGAAGAGTAAACAATGCATTTGCTAAGATTCCAATACTTGGTATTCCTGTCTGTCAATACTTTGATTCCAGAAATAGTATGTTGCAAAATATGTCGCAGTTTTTTCCACCACTTGAGCGTCTTTCTAAAATGAAATTTCGGTTTCGTTACCACGATGGTAGACTAGTCGACTTTAGTAACTGCGATTTTAATTTTACTATGCAGTTTGATTTATACCGGGATGAAATGGCACGTGACTTACGTTTACGTATTCCTGCGCAATATCGGATGTAGGGCGACACAACGATATTGTACTAACTATGCGAAATGATATGAATACACATACTATGTTTCATATCATTATGATATTATTATGATATTATTATGATATTTTTATGATATTATTATGATATTATTATTTTAATTATATTATACGGATGTTTCGGTGGTAGGTGTAGGGGTAGGGGTAGGTGCAAGTGCATTTGATTTATTTTTACGCGTTCTTTGGCGTTTTTTACGCTCACCATTATTCGTATTTTTGGAAATTGTTCGCTTTGCTCTTGCTTGTGATTTGCGTTTTTTACCACCATCATAATCAAGACTTCTCGAATCACCAATAGGTGTAGCATAAGCAGCACCTGGCATTGGTGGTGGCGAAGATGTTGACTCTGGTTTTACTGGAGGGGGAACACCAAATGCAGGAGCAGGAGGAGGAACAGGAGCAGGAGCAGGTATATTAGGTTTTATGCCGCTTTCAGACTCACTTGATGATGTAGCTGGTTTAGGGGCAGCAGCATCCGGTGGTGGAAAGTTATCAGATTTAACCTGTAGTTTTTCATCTGCTTTTTTCTCTTCTTCTTTTGAAGCATCTGACGACGACACCGGTTTAGTTGGTTCAGGAGGAGGAGGTAAATTTTTAAGCTTAATTTTAAGCTCTTTTACACTATTTACCTTCACATTTAAATCTTCTACTCCCTTGGCAATAGATTCATATAAATCATTTATTTTATTTGTGATTTCTTTTTGGTCGATGCTTTCTTTCAATTCGTTAACTGGCTTAAAGAATCTTTTAAAAAATGACATTTTATGAAGTTGTTATACGAAGTTATACAAAGTTATACGAACTACGTATATATATATATATATATATATTAAGTTATAAAAAAATATTATAGTATTATGATTTCTCTACAAGATACAAATCTACAAATCTACAAAATGTTAATATTGTGCGTAGTTTCAATCCACTTAATCAATACATCTAATGAACAAGTTTTATAATCTTCTTTAAACCCCTTAATTTTTAAAAATGACGGATTTTTCATTTCAGTAGTTTTGTAAAATATATAGTCACCAAACCTTCCATTTCTAATACTAATATCTTTTGTGACAAAACGAACCATCCCCTTAGGTGCAATCGTTTCTTTAACTTTTGTAGTGGTGTTTGTATTTTCATCCCGGTTCGCATCAGCATCTGCATAAACAAGCGAACTTTCGATTATTTTAACTATTTCGTGGTAGGTTATCGTATCCGGATTTTTACTTTTTGGAAATATCCCCGACAACGACTTTTTATTTTCACCCCAAACAAAATATAACCCATATTTTCCCTTCTTAACGACTATATCTACACCATCATATAAACCTAAATGTATTCCACCAGTTTCAATCGTTCCTTTTTCATTCACGATTTGTTCAAGAGTATACTCTCCTCGTTTAAGTCGTGCAATATCAATATCCTTTTTAACACTTTTATAGGATGTCACCTTTTTCCCATTTTCGCCCTGGGTGATACACTTAATTGCTGGCCCTTTACTTGTAATTACATATGTATGGATATCATCAATTACTATGCTATCTTTTTGAATATTTTTATCCTTTAGTTCGAGCGTCAAGTCTGTAACTTGGTTCATACAATATGTGCAAATATCCTTATACGTCAGTTCGCCCTTTGCAACTTTGTCTAAGTCGTCCTCCATACGTTTTGTAAAATCATACTCAAATAAACTACTAAAATGTGTAACGAGGAAATCAATCACGATTTTTCCAAGGGGTTGCAATACTAGTTTATTTTTTTCACCTCCAAATTCGCGTTCTGTCTGCAACTCTTGCAACTCATCTGGCAATAATTCAAAATCGACGCATTTTATCTTTTTACCTTTGACGTCTTCCTTCATAACATAACCACGTTTTTGTATTTTATCAATAAGAGACGAGAATGTAGATGGTCGGCCTATTCCACGTTCCTCCAATAGTTTAATAAGACCTGCTTCCGTATAGTGCGATTTTAACTCAGTCATAGTCGACGTCGCTTTTATTTTATTATACTGCAAAATACTATTCTTTTTTATGTTTTGTAAATACTGATAGTGTGGGTTATCTTTTTCATAGCCATCCACTATTTTCCAGCCAGGAAATTCTACAAGCTCAGTCGTAAAGCGATACTCGTTTTTATTTGTACCGGTTGTTGTTCGTGGTGATGGTGCAGTAATTGTCGCAGTTAAAGAAGAGCATGTAGCATTTGACATACAGCTTTCCATTGCATTGGTCCATATCAGTTTATATAATCTTTGTTCACGTGCAGTAAATGAATCGGGAATCGCAAAAACTTCAATCTTTGTAGGACGGATTGCTTCGTGTGCTTCTTGCGCTTTTACAGGTGGTGGTGCTGCTGATGCCGCCGCCGCTGCCGCCGCCGCCGCCGCCGCCTTCTTCGATACTTTTGGTGTCGTCGTCGTCGTCGTCATCGTCGCATTTGCACCAATCACTAGTCGGTTAATATCTGGATGCACATACTTTTCATCCCATGTCGAAATAATATGTTTCTTCATTTTATCCACAAACTCGGCGCTATATGTCTTGGAGTCCGTTCTCATATAGGTTATATATGAACCCTCGTATAGTTTCTGGCAAATCGACATTGTTTCGGACGGCGAATAATGCATTTCACTACTGGCTTTCTGTTGTAAAAGACTAGTTGTGAAAGGGGTAGGCGGTGTTTTCGACACTTTTTTAGGCGATAGTAAGTTAAACTCATGCTCATGATTTGCGCTTTCTTCTAAAAACTCTTCGGCGACTTGTTTCGCATCAAATTGGTTCGTAAGTGTAAATTGTAGGTTTAGTTTTGTGAAATATCCGACTATATTGTATACCATTTTACCTGGGGATGATTCAATTTCGCGCTGATTATCATAAACAAGACGAAGTGCAGGCGATTGACACCGACCGGCAGATAAACTATTCTGAACACTCGATGCAATATGTTTCCATAACATAGGCGAAATGTTATAACCTACAAGTAAATCAAGAGCTTGGCGTGCAAATTGCGCCTGGACCAAATCCATATTTAATACACCCGGATTTTGTATTGCTTTGTCAATAGCCTGCTTCGTTATTTCATGAAACACGATGCGGGGTGTTGTATCAGTGGGAAGTTTAAAAGTGTCACAAATATGCCACCCGATTGCCTCGCCTTCGCGGTCGTCATCTGTTGCAATAATAACTCCACCCGTACATGTCGCTATTTCTGCGCGAATACGCTGAATCTGTTTTGTTTTTTCATCCATTAGTGTAAAACGTAACGCAAAGTCTTTTTTCGTGTCAATAGATGTGAGACCATCAAGAGTGCGAAAGTGGCCGAATGTGGCGACGCATTTATATCCGGGACCAAGATATGATTCTATTTTTGCACACTTTGCGGGGGACTCGACAAGAACAAGCTTTGCTCCTGGGAAACCTGTTTTTGATTTTTTTAGAATGCTCATTTATAAACTAATATACGTAAGTGGGTATTATTTATGTCGTTTGTATATTATAAATAATACTCGGAATATCATTTCAATTTATTTTATTGACTATTTGCGCTGTTGTCCGTGTTGGGAGTAGCAATATGTGTCTGTGTCTTCTTAAACTCTGACCATGAAATCTTTTTGGAAGGTAACACTGGCACATGTACCGCTTTTGAATGTTTGTCTCTATTTTTGTCGGAATGGTCTGCCTTTTTAAGAGCGCTATCGATATAAATACTTTTGAGTAACTTTCCGACTTCGAATGAACCACTATGTTGGTCAAGTTTTCCATCTTCAATAAGTTTAAGAACATGCAACAACTGAAAAAGAATATTCAAATCGATTTCGTCCTTTTTGACTTTATTAAAGATATCTGTATAGTTGTTAAAAAGAAACGAACACCTTGAAACACATATCATATCAAATTGTTGGGGGTTACTTTTAGCAAGTCTTTGATACTCATGTTTCAATTTAAGTAGTGTAAGTATATCATCTTTAAGTGGCTGACTATGTTTTAACTCGCGAATCTGGTTTGTATTATCAGCAACATCATTTGCGCGAATAAGTTTATCTAGTTGTAAACGTTCTTGGGGATTCATTTCTATATTATATTTAATATATATTATTTATATTATTTATATTATATTTGCGCAATATTATTATATCGTTATATCACTGCAAGTAAAATAAAAATCTGTAATTAAATATATATAATTAAATATATATAATATATAAAATAAAAATGGCAAAACGAACCATTCGAAGAAGAGTGCGTAAAAATAAAACGATTCGTAAAGTAATGAGAGGGTGCAATCGTCGTCTTCGTCGTCGTCATAGTAGGACGAAAGTAGGAGGCGCAGCGGCAGGCAAAATAGAAGCAGCACAATACGCAGGTGCGTCATCTGAGGCAAATGCGAATATTGCAAGTGGAACAGCAGCTTTACTGCAAGCACAACAAACGGCAGGAAATATACCCCCCGAACCTCCCAAGCTTATACAATCTTCTTTTATGCAGGGTGGTGCAAGAACAAGACACCATATAAGAAGATTAAGGTATAAAAAAAGTATGGCGCGAAAAAGTAGACATGCATAGTAAATCGCGACGCAAATATTGAATTTAATATTTGTTATAAATAAAATATACTATAATAATATATTACTTATATTAGCTATATTACCTATACTACTTATATAAAGTAACTTATATAACAACCTATCATAACAACAAATATAGAACAAATATAGAATAAATATAGAATAAATATAGAACAAAATAATATTATTATAGTGTAACATGAAGTTATCTGATTTATTGTTATCAATATTTATTGTAGCGGTATTTATTGGATTATATGTCGCAAATGTTTTAGCAATCGGTAAGAAAAATGTTCAAGATAATTGGGCATTGTATAGGTGCAGCCCTATGGTAATGCCGATTGCAAGTATGTTTGGACACGATACTATGAAAAATTTTGCATATTGTATACAAAATATGCAATCGAACTTTATGGGACCAATGCTTACACCTTCTAATTATGCGAATACATTATCCGCTTCAAATTTGGACGCATTGAACTTGAGTAACAACAACTCAATGGGTATGTTTGCAAATATGAGAGGAATGTCAGGTAATAGTATTATGGGAATGTTTAATATATTTGGTAACATATCATTGCTTATGGGTCTTATGGTAAATAAAGTAAAGGATATAATGAATAAACTCGGAGGTGTATTCTTTGCAACGTTCTCACTTATGCAAGGTGCATCATATACTACTCAGTCAACATGGAATGCAGTTCCTGGGAGATTAGTAAATTTGTTCGTGAATGTTAAATAAATGCCGTGATAGTATAAAATAAAATTAAAAAAAGAATATAGTCTATATTTTAATACAAATTTATTCATTTATTATATACATTAATATCAGTATCCTGTATATAATATTTTATAACAAACTACAACTAAAACATTATTAAAAAATAACACTTATAAATTATGACCGAAACATCAACAAATACAATACACGCAGCCACAGCACAAGCTAAACCAGAACCAGAACCAGAAAAAGCTACCAATATACTTTCTTTTAATGAAGCTGTGAATTATATAATGAATACCCCCTTGACTACTGCAGTAAATAAATTATATGAAAAGACGACATATTTAGATAGATATGGAGGATCTCTGGTTATTGCCGTGTTTACTATTATAGGTGTATGTATGTTTTTCACCTATTCCTATTTAAAAAACCATTCAGATGTAATCAAGAATAACTGGCAGCAAAATAGATGTAATCCCCTTTATATTCCATTTGCAGGAATAATTATTAATCCAAAAAATATGAGTCAGCGCGACTATGCTACAAAAAATTTTTTCGAGTGTTTTGGTATTTTACTAAAAGATGTTGTCGAGATAGCTTTAGCACCAATCGAGGCAGCTTCATTATTAATATCTGCAAGCGTTTCACTTATTGTTGGAACTATGAATAACTTAATGGGTGCTATTTTATATTTAAGAAATTCACTTTCAGGTGGTTTTGGATTATTAGGAAATCGTTCTTTGAATGCATTGACGCTACTTACAAAATTATCATTACTGGTTCAAAATTCATTTAATAAAAGTCAAGGTATACTTGTAACTATAATGTATATCTTTTTTACTGCATATGATATGTTAGCTTCTTTCTTTTTTATTCTTATTATTGCAGCTCTTGTGTTTTTAGCAGCATCATTGGCCGCAATGTTAGCCGCGTGGTTACTATATATTATATTTTCGTCTATACCAATTATTGGATGGATATTAGGTCCAATATTTTTATTTGTTGCGATTGGTTTAACACTGGCATATGTTATTGTTTTAATTATGGTGATAGTAGTTATCGTTTTTACTATATCGGTAATCAAAAAAACTTCATAGTAAATAAGTAAATAAGTAAATAAGTAAATAACTAAGTATATTCTATTTATTTAGGAATTATTATATGAATTAAAGATGAAAATATTATACATTTATTAATATTTTTATCTAAGTTTTATGTATAAGAAATAAACAAAATAAAATGAAAATGAAGAGTTGTTCATTAACTATAGTATGCGTTATATTTTTAGTCGTTATATTATTTATGATGTTTTCTGGGTCAAATAGTAACATGTATAGCTTAATTGAGGGAATGGAACCAAAAAAAGAAGGTAATGTTTTTACAGACGCAATGAATAGTACACTTTCTGTGTCAAAAGTATTAGTACCGGGTGGTCCTTTATTGGCTAGCGGCGGCGGTGATGATGATGAAAAAGACAAAGAAGGTAAAGAAGATAAAGAAGACAAAGGAAACACAAAAGAACCTTTTGGAGTTAGACGCCCATATAACTATGCCGACATCATTGAGTCAAAAAGTGATAGTTGGAACCTTAGTTCGTGGGTAAAAGATGCATTAAGATATTCCAAGGGTATGGGAAATGAAAACAAACAAGATAGTTATAAATACAATACAGGTCCACCTATACCTCTTCCCGAAGGACAGCTATTTTTCTTCAATGATACAAAATTTGATTCTAAATGCTGCCCCGCAACATATTCCAGTAGCCGAGGATGCGCCTGCTTATCACAACCACAATACAACCATCTCATGATGCGCGGTGGAAATAATACTCCTCCCAAAAATACAAATACTTCATACTTTAACGAGTTTTGAAGAGTTTTGAATAAGTATTAAATATTTATTTATAAAAAAATAAATGATAAAAAATAGTATATTTTATCATTTGTTATCTATTATGCAGCACTTATTATACAATACTAAATGTGCAGCCATTACAAGTACATATTAATGGCACTCTTGCTCATTCCGCTGTCGTCCTTTTTGATGAGGTTGTTTACTACATCGGTTGTAACATGAAATGGGAATTCGACCACCAGTGTGTTCTCTTTCTCGAATAACGTTGTCCCGGGTTTGACAAGACGATACAAGTTTAGTTTCTTATAGATAATTTCAATGCATCGCTTCAGATTCCTTACACCACATTCCTTGTCCGTATAATTTTCAATAATGTAGTTCAGTGTGGTGTCACGTATGATAATATCGCCTTCCTTGAAGTTCACCTCATAGCGAATTTTCGGAATCAAATACTGGTTCGCAATAACAATCTTCTCCTTCACCAAGTAACTCGACGTTTTGATCTTATACATTCTGTCCATCAAAATAGGGTTCACTTTCAATGGGTCATTGTAGCTAAATATGAACAAACACTTGCTCAGATCAAAGTCAATCTCGGCGAAATACTTGTCGTGGAATTGTGAATTCTGCGACGTATCCGTCAAGTGCGTCAGGATTCCAATAATCTCTTCACCCTTTGGCGTCTCGCTGATTTTGTCCAGCTCATCAAAGTAAATCACTGGATTCATCGACTTGGAGCGTATCAGAATATCCACGATTTTACCCCATGTGCTGCCCTCATATGTATACGAATGTCCTTCTAAATAACTACTATCTGTCGCACCACCTAGGGGAATGAATGCAAACTCGCGGTTCAAAATCTTGCTAATTCCTTCTTTCACAAGACTCGTGTTGTGTGTTATCGTAAAATCTCCGAGCAAATACTTGTGATTTTTGTCCAATTCGAATCCGTAATATTTTCCCCATCCGCGAGGCTCTATCGTAATACCCATAACCATGCTATCCTTATTAATCACACGCTCATTTTTGGCCATTTTTCGCGGGCATTTTACGGGAATGGAAGACAAGTTATCACCTGACAAATGCATTCTATAATATGTTCCCGTCTTTTTTTCGCCCTTATACATACAAGATTTTTCACACTGGCTCATATTTGCCGAGAATCCGAGAGACCTAGCCACAAATAATATATCATCCGCTAAAACTTTATTCTTTTGAATGATGTCATATCCTTTTGAGTTATCGCAATAAGAACCATCCGTATCAATAATTCCGGCAAGAAGTTCCAGACGTGTTTGCCTATCATTTATTTTATAAACATCTGGAATGTGTTTGTTGTTGATGAGTTTGCAATCCTTTAATACTTGGAGAAATTTATTCTTGTTATTTCTGGTATCATGTTCATGCATGTCATATGAAATACCATAGGTATACTTCTCCCTGTGAACCAAATTCAAATTATATTTTTTAAGTTCTGTTTTCAAATAGTGTAGAATGGTAGCATCCTGGTTAGTAATTTCCGATTTGGATGAAGTTCCATCACCTAACCAAGCGCCAATAATGTAGGGGTCAAATGGCACATTCTTGCTCGAAAACTCGACACCTCTCTTATATCCCTTCAAGTTTACACGAATATACTTGGGTAATGTTAGCAATGTTTTCACAGGAATTTCAACATACTCATGCTCAACTTTCATGTCATGTAAGTATCTTTCTGCTTCTGTTTGATCGCTGAATCGTTTGCTATGTTGTTTGTAATCATTTTTGTCAAAGTAACACACTTTGTATCTTACTTCTCCTGATTTCGTCTTTACGTTTTTTATAAAATTCATTCCTGATTGTTTCAAACACATAATATGCTCTGAATTTACACCATACTTTTCTCCATTTGAATGAACTATATCGTATAGGTCATCTTCGCCTCTGCCCAGTGATAAAACATTTCTGCAGTTTGAATCATCTCCCATGACTTTATCACCCACAACTATGTCTTGCACCATTTTAATCGAACCATCATGCATTAAGATAGGGGTATCAAATGTGTGACATTTGCCCGTCCCCATGGGTCCGTTAATTGCAATCGCAGTGCCCATTGCCGACGGGTTCGAAATCCATTGCCCAAGCATTTGCATGATTTGCATTTTCGCATCGTTTAGACCATATACTGCGCCATCCAGTTTCGACTTTGCATCTTCCATGAAATCGTGACATTTCTCAATTCCGTCTGAAATCGTAAGCGGCAAATTTGAAATTCTGCCAAATGGAATCTGCATAAACGTGTCGACCCAGTTCTTGATTTTATAATATTCACCGGCACCTGGCTCCATGCGACGCAGATTTGTGATTTTTTTCAGCGCAATTGCTTTAAACTCTTGCGGAATATTCGACTGCAAAAGTGCCAGGCGGTATGGTTTGTCTGTAATCGTCAGCTTGTTCAGGCACTGCAACTCGCTCAAAACGGCGGTTTGCTCATCCATTGACAAATGCTCCTTGAAATACTTGAGGTCATTGGTCGAGTTCTTCTGGCGAAGCAATTTCTTGAAATTTTTCACATGTTTCTTCTTATGACTGCGTAACTCTTGTTGTTCGCGCTCCTTGAACTCCTTCTCTTTGCGAATCATACTTTGCAGTGTTTCGCGTGCAATACTATCATGCTTGTTCACTTTCAAAATATCCTCCATTTGTTGCTTGATTCGCAATATAGTCTCGAGAGATTCAGTGCCGTTGCTAGTGTTATTGCTTTCATCTTTCTTCTTATTTTTTTCTGTGCGATTACCTTTATCTTTGCTGTCATGCTTGTTTCCATGTCCGCGTCTATGCTTCAAGTCATACACGTCAGTTTCTTCACTTGTTTCACTTGGTTCGTAGTCCATATCTGATTCATCGTCGTCGCTGTCCTCGTCTTCGTCCTCGTCCTCGTCGTATTCGGAATCATATTCAGAGTCGTTGCTTTCATCGTCATCGTCGTCGTCATATTCATTTTCAGAGTCCAAATCTGCGCGCCGTCTCTTATCATCCACCAAGTTAATTACAATATTGAACTTTCCATTTTTTAGTTGGTCTTTTGCGAATTCATTGAACCCCGACTCATCGCCACTTTCATCCGAACAAGTTGTGCTTGTTGATGTGGATGACTCTGACTCTGACCCAGACCCTGATCCTGACTCGTCTGTGCGCCACGTTTGGTTATCCGAACCATCTTCTTCTTCATCATCCGTCAAGGACAATGGGGGTTCGGGGTTATTTGAACCAAATTTTTTAGACTTACTTCTAGTATTGTATCTATTTTTGTCGTGTTTGTCGTCCTTGGTGTTCTTGCCATCTTTGTTGCCCTTCTTATCAGTATCCTTGATGTTACCCTTTTTATTTTCAGTATTCTTGTTTGGTTTGTCTTGTTTGCCTTGTTTGCCTTGTTTGCCTTGTTTGTCTTGTTTGTCTTGTTTTTCAAGATTCAAATCTTTGCAAATGGATTCTACTGCACGTTCTCTAGTATTTTCAATATTTTCAACCCTTTTGGATGTATATTTAGATGGAAACATGCCAGCAAGCATTTTTCTATATTCTTGCATATCAAATTCTTCTTCTTTCTCGTCGTTCGGTACGCAACTAGTATTTTTTTTCTTAGATTTTGATTTGCACCCTTTCTTATCATTGAGGACACTTGATTCCGAATCGCTTTTGTCATTGGCATTATCATCGGCGCTATTTTCTCCATCCGAGTCATTCGATTTTTTATATTTACGTTTATCGTTTTCTTTTTTAGACGTCTTTGATTTTTCAAAAACGCTCATATTGACGTTGGTAGAACTTGAAGATGATGAAGGCATTGTTGATTTGAATTACAATAAACTTGCTTGAATAGTGGTGTGGTGTGGTTTGTTGACTTTAATATAGTATATAATTATGTTTTTATATCCTTCAATTTAAAAGTATAAAAAAGGGAAAATAAAATATAATAATAAATAATCCAACATTCAGATAAAGTTACGTAATTTGATGATAAAAGTGTCAACTATTATGCTATAAAATACAAAAATAGTTCAACTATGGTTGAAATATAGTTCAACTATTTCTATTTTAGTAACTCGTTAATTTATTAATTCGTTCAAATATCTTATTATCTATTTATTATTATAATTTCTAATTAAGAAAATTGATAAACAATCTAAATATTATTGTATTAATATAAGAAGGAAAAGAATGTTCTCACAAAAGGGTCAATCAAAAGTAGCAATTCAAAATGTTTCACCAATCATCGGAATCCAATTTAGTATCATGTCGCCCGACGAGATAAGAAAATCTTCGGTCGCACATATTACCGACAGAAATACATATGATAATAATAGACCAGTGGTTGGCGGACCATTTGATGCACGCATGGGTGTTCTCGAACCTGGTCTTATTTGTCCAACGGATGGTTTAGACTATATGCAGACGCCAGGATACTTTGGGCATATTGAGTTGGCGCGCCCCGTATTCTATATTCAATACTTGACTACGATTCGAAAAATATTGAGTTGTGTTTGCATTAAATGTAGCAAACTCCTGATTGACAAAGAGTCAAATCGTCGATTTATGGATATGAAATCCGACCAAAGATGGGGTAGTGTATTTCAATACTGCAGCAAAGTTAAGAGATGTGGTGACGACACGCATGATGGATGCGGTTGCTTGCAGCCAAAGAGAATCAAGAAACAAGACATTGCAACGATTATCGCGGAATGGGAAAGCAATGAGACAGAAGAAACCGGTGGGGGTGGTGCCGAAGGGGGTGTCGCCGGTGCAAAGAAAAGTATTACTATGCATTTGACTCCTGAAGTCGTTTTAAAAATATTTCGACGTATATCGGATGAAGATGTGTCATTCATGGGATTCAGTCCGCAATTTTCGCGCCCCGATTGGATGATTTGTCAGGTGTTGGCGGTTCCTCCACCTGCAGTTCGCCCCTCGATTAAAATGGATGGTCAACAACGAAGCGAGGATGATATCAGTCACATTTTGGTAAATATTATTAAACATAATAAAACACTTCAGGAAAAAATAAATGAAAAAGCCGCGCAAAAAGTCATCGACGGATGGCATGACGTTTTGCAATATTATATCGCGACACAAATCAATAATAATATTCCGGGTGTCGGTCAAGTCGCACAACGTTCTGGGCGTCCGCTGAAATCGATTATGGACAGACTGAATGGAAAGGGTGGGCGTGTAAGAGGTAATTTGATGGGAAAACGTGTTGACTTTTCTGCACGTTCCGTTATCACTCCCGACCCGAATTTGTCGATCCGTGAACTGGGAATTCCTTTGAAAATTGCGAAGAATATTACGAAACCGGTTTCGGTAAATGATATGAACAAGAACTTCCTGCTGAAACTGGTGCGGAATGGTCCGGATGAATACCCTGGTGCTAAAATATTGGAAAAGCGGAATGGCGAGAATATTTCACTGCGATATGCTGACCGCGAGAATATCCGGATTGAAAATGGTGATATCGTTCATCGTCACATCATGGATGGCGATGGTGTATTGTTTAATCGTCAGCCTACACTTCACAGAATGAGTATGATGTGTCATATTGCCAGGATTATGTATCAGGGTGATACGTTTCGAATGAATGTCGGTGATACCAAACCTTATAATGCGGATTTCGATGGAGATGAAATGAATTTACACATGCCACAAGATGAGGAGTCAGAGGCAGAATTGAAAAATTTGGCAGCAGTTCCATTTCAGATTATTAGTCCTGCAAACAATCAGTCGATTATTGGTATCTTTCAGGACTCACTAGTTGGATCGTATCAGTTTACACGCGTTGGAGTGAAATTTGACAACCGGGCGGCAATGAATTTGCTGATGGCGTTACAAACCATCAACGAAAGCCTCTTTACAAATACCGCAGATGGCGTTATTTCCAACTTTGAAATTCTTTCGCAGATCATGCCGCCGATTACACTGAAATACAAGACGAAGCAATTTAAAGACGGAGACGACTACAATACGTCAAACAATGTGCTTGAAATACGTGACGGAAAATATATGCGTGGACAACTGGACAAGGCGGTGCTTGGTTCAGGCACAAATGGATTGATTCACCGAACATGCAACGATTTTAACAATATGACATCCGCAAAATTTATTGACGATTTGCAGAATATTATTACGGACTATATGAAAGTCGCTGCATATAGTGTTGGAATCAGCGACTTGATTGCAAATACGGAAACAAACAACAAAATTGCAAATGTTATTACATCGAAGAAAACGGATGTCAAGAGCTTGATTGACCAGCTGCATATTGGTGTATTTGATAACAAGACAGGAAAAACAAACGATATCGAATTTGAGAATCAGGTGTCGAATATTCTGAACAAGGCAATCAATGATGCTGGTAAAATTGGTCTTGAATCGTTGAGCAAAGATAATCGATTTGTTACGATGGTTACTGCTGGTTCTAAAGGTTCCGAAATTAATATTTCACAGATGACGTCGTGCTTGGGACAACAGGCGATTGACGGCAAACGTATTCCGTATGGTTTTGATAGCAGGACGCTGCCGCATTTTACCAAATACGATGACTCGCCAGATGCACGTGGATTTGTAGAAAGCTCGTTTATTAGTGGGTTGCGCCCCGAGGAGTTGTTCTTTCACGCTATGGCTGGTCGTATCGGTCTCATTGATACGGCTGTTAAGTCAGTAACCTGGGAGACGCCTATCGTTGTAATTGAGAATGATATTCCAAAATATGTTAAAATTGGTGAATGGATTGATACCAAAATGGAAATTCGTGAAAGAATTCAGTATAAGGAAGAAAAAAATATGGAATATCTTGAATTGTCTAATCCTGCAAAGATAATAACGATGGATTATGATGGAAATATCTCATGGGAAACTATTAGCGCAGTAACACGACATGACCCTGGAGATGTATTATACAAGATTAAAACACATGGCGGAAGAAGTGTTATTGTAACAGAAAATAAGTCGCTTCTTATATGGAATAATACACTTGGTCAGTTTAGAGAAGAATATACGGGCGATGTTAAAATTGGCGACTATGTTCCCGTAGCGAAACATATATGTAAATATTATGATAACGAGACTGAAGATTCTAAATTAAAATATACCTATGAGTTTGGTATTTCTCAAGGAATCCATATTTCGGAAAATATAAATAGTTCTAATATCTGTGAATACGCGTATATTTCAAATACAAGATATGTAAAAGGTATACTATGTGGATACTTCTCTAATACTGGTTTTATAAATATAGACAAAGCAAGAATAGAAACCGAATCAAATAATATTCGCCTTATCGAAGATTTTGCATTTCTATGTTCTCGTCTTGGGATTTATGCACATATAGAATACAGAAATTATGATTTACAGACTTTCGCAACACTAGTTATTGGTGGACAGAATATTAAAAAATTTTCAGATGAAATTACTTTACTTAATTTGGAAAAAGATATGTTATTAAAGTCTATGAAATATAATGACGATACATATTCTATAGTTAATGACGCAATTCTCGATAAAATTATTTCAATTGAAAAGGTAGACCCTGCACTTTATCCTAAAATGTATGACTTGACTATTCCTGGAACATTCAACTTTGGATTAGCAAATGGTTTACAAGTGCGCGACACGTCCACCACAGGGTATATCCAGCGCCGTTTAATCAAAGGTTTGGAGGATTTGAAAATCGGGTATGACATGTCTGTCAGAAACAACAAAGAAAGAATCGTCCAATTCTCATATGGCGACGACGGATTTGACACGATAAAAGTTGAAAACCAAGTGATTCCGATCGTTGCTATGTCGCTTGAGGAAATATATGCGCACTACTATGTTTCGACGCAAGAAGACAAAGATGGTGTGCTGTTGTCGGTGTTTACAAAAACCGCAGTTACACGTATGAAAAAACATGTGAAAGATTTGGAAATGAAGACGAAATACTATACAGATATGATGATTCAATACCGCGACGAAATCGTGAAGAACGTATTTAAAATGCGCGACAACAAGGGTGTTCATATGCCTGTTTGTTTTACGCATATTATCAATAATGTGCAAGGAATGCAGAACATTACAAAGAATTCCATGGTGGATATTACACCTGTGGATGTATATGATATGATAGAAGACAAGTATAAAGAATTGGAAAGCCTGCATTATGCACCCCCAACTGAATTATTCAAGGCAATGTATTACTATTATTTGTCGCCGAAAGAGTTGCTCGTTGTGAAACGTTTTAATAAGAAGGCACTTACTATATTACTCGATACGATAGTACTCATGTATAAACGCGCAATCGTTGCACCTGGTGAGATGGTTGGCATGATTGCCGCACAAAGTATTGGAGAACCGACGACACAATTGACACTCAATACATTTCATAGTGCTGGTGTTGCATCGAAGTCGAATGTCACGCGTGGTGTGCCGCGCATTGAAGAGATCCTGTCATTGTCCGAGAATACGAAGAATCCGTCGCTTACGATTTACATGAAGAAAGATGAGGAGACTGATAAAGATATAGTTCGCGATAAAATTCCGAGCGTTGAGATTACGATTTTGGGTGAAATCGTTGAAATGGTTGAGATTTGTTTTGACCCGGATGATATGAGCACACTTATTGCCCAAGATAAAGAAATAATGACGCAGTATTTTGAGTTTGAAAAGATGGTGGATGAATGCATGACGTCAGTCTCGTCAGCGCCGGCAGAAGGTGAGGGTGGCGAAGGTAGTGAACTTGTCGAAGAATTGGTTGCCGCTTCTGCTTCTGCTACCGCATCTACTAAACCATCGAGTGCGTCTCTTTCTAAAGCAAGTGTTCTGGCTGGTGCTACAGAAGCACAACAACAACAACAACAAGCACCGAATGAAAAATCAAAATGGATTATTCGCATGACAATGAACAAGGAAGAAATGCTCGACAGAAAAATCACAATGGATGATGTGCATTTTGCACTAAAGAATATGTATGGCAGCGAAGTAACATGTATGTATGCGGACTACAATGCAGATAATTTGGTTTTCCGTATTCGTTTGAACAATATTATTACAAACTCCAAGAAAAAAAATAACAATCCGCTTTCACTGGATCAATCGGACCAGATCTATATCCTCAAGAACTTTCAAGACAATATGTTGAATAATATCGTATTACGTGGTGTGAAAGGCTTGTCAAATGTATTGCTGCGAAAGATTACAGATTCGGTTGTAAAAGTAGATGGTGCATATACAAAGAAGGAGACGTGGGTGCTTGATACCACTGGAACAAATCTGCTTGCAGCATTGGCACTGGACTATATCGATGTAACAAGAACTATTAGTAATGATATTCAAGAGATTTATAATGTATTGGGAATTGAAGCAGCGCGTGTAGCTATATTTAATGAGCTTTCGGAGGTGTTGGAGTTTGATAATACATATATTAACTATCACCACCTGATTATGTTGGCGGATAGAATGACTGCAAGTGCAAATATGGTGTCAATCTTTCGACACGGAATCAACAACGATGACATTGGACCTATTGCGAAAGCATCGTTTGAGGAAACACCGGAGATGTTTTTGAAAGCGGCGAGGCATGCTGAGCTGGATGAGATGCGTGGTGTATCTGCGAATGTGATGTGCGGACAAGAAGGATACTTTGGTACAAGCTGTTTTCAGGTATTACTGGATATGAATAAGATGATGAAATTTAGTGGCGAGTCAAAATACAATGTTATGGATGCAAATGAGGAGATTGATGCAGCGTTTGAAATGGAGAATCCGGATGACGTATGTTCGATTCATAACCTGTCGATGAATGCAACAATTTCAAATATTAAGAAGGAGAATCTTGGCAATGTAATGATGAGTTATGATGTTGGGTTTTAGATAGATACGTGTGTGCAAACAAACACATACGCGCGCGCTTATATAATTATAATGAATTATAAAATTATAATTATATTTATTTATTTTTATTTTTATTTATTTTTATTTCAGTATTTTATTCCTTACGTTCTTCGCCTTGTTTTTCACCTTGTTCTTCTTTTTCTTCTGGTTGTTGCGATGGTGCTGGTCCCACCGAGGAACTAACAGAAAGAGGTTGTAATTTTGTAAGACTACTTTTCCCTTTACCTTTCGCTTGGAATGTTGGCAATACTATGGGTTCTTGGAGTTGTGTCTGTGATTGAGATGGCGTATCTTCGAGAGGATTAATAGTAAGCTTAGGAATTGCGATACCTCTTTGTCTTGGTTTTTTAGGTTTAGGTGCTGCTGGGACTAACCCTGGTTCTACTGCTGACCCAGGTCCCATTTCTACAGATTCTTTAACCATGGATAAAGCTGCAAGTTTGGCCTTGGGTGTGGGCGTGGGTTTAGGTTTTTTAGTTGGGGATGCCTTTACTGCAACTTCTTTTTCCACTCTTACCGACGATAGTGGCATAACATGTTTCTTAGACTTTAATGCCGGTGATTTTTTCTGTGATAGTAGTTGCTGTTCTATGGGGAATTGTTCGGGGTTTTCGCCTAGACCTACATCCATCTCAGGTGGCGGTGTCTGTGACTCTGCAGAAAAAACAGACATGGCACGTTCTCTCTCTCGTAACAATGTATATAAATTAAAGTTTCTAACAAAGGATACTATATATTCTTTACTTTCTGTAAATTCTTCCTTTTTCAATTCTCGTTCAAATACATTATCGAGGTCATCCATGCTAAGCCCTATTCCTCTTCCGCTCGATATATCAGATGACGATACATAATGTTTTGACATTTCTTCAAGTATTTTATCCTGAACTTGAGGGCGTATTGCAGATAAAGGTAATAAATATCTATCATCTTTGCTTATGACACTATATGTCGGAATTTCAACACCTTCATTTTTAATTCTTGGGACAACAACAAAATAATATTCTTGCATATATTTTTTGGAGACTGCCTGTGCACCCATACCCGAAAGTCCTTCCTCTTCTGACTCAGAACTTGAATCACGCCTACGTTCAGCATCCGCCTCTTGTAACTCAACAACTTCAGACGTATCATAAAAGTAAGTCGACAATGTGCTAAACGATTGTTGGGTTTCAATTAATGTCATATTGGGATAGTATAACAAAATAATGGGCAGTTTATAATAATTTGCAACAATCCATATATCCAATCGCGTCAACCAGTATGACTCCAAAAATGGAATTGTTTCAATAAAATCTTCATCTTCGCCTGTTTTAATTTTCTCCTTATATTCTTCCCCTATCTCTCTCATACCATAGAACTTAAAAATATCCGCAATATTATTTTTCATATTTACTTCATTGTTCGAATTTTCAATGCACTCAATATAAAATTGCAGGATAATAAGTTTAAGACGATTAATCGTTATATTTTCTAACTTAGTATTACTGGTTCGTATCGCCTCGCTTTTCAAAATAAATAACAATATTTCAAATGTGCATATTGGTGCCGATGGCGCAAATTTCAACATTTGTATATTATGTAAAGGTGGGTCGAAATATTTTTTATATTCCGTTGTAAGTGGTTTTATTTCTGTTGCGCATACCTGTCGCTCTTCTTGATGGCTATCATATATACTTTCATATAGTTCTGTCAGGACCGGGTCTGCAGTATCGTATGTATTAAAGTTTGCATATTTATTTTCAATCATAGGTTTCAAGTTGTTAAAATATCCGTTAATAAGCATCGTTTGCGATAAAATAATTTCGTCTTGTCTAAGATTATATCCGACATTCATAAATGGGAATATTTTTCTGTCAAACATAAATACGCGTATCCGGTTGTATCGAATAAGTTCATCGGCCAGTCGTGCAATATACATGACTTCGTTATTGTGCATAGGATTTAATAGATTTTGTTTGGGGATTACCAATTTACATCTACCCTCATCGTCTGTTTCTTTTACGCAATATTTTGTTTCACTGCATTTATCAGGGTTTTTATTTAAGCTTGTCAAACAACTTGTGGTGACTTCGCCGATACTTTCTAAAACCGCATCTGTATAGTGCATGCTGTCAAATGTTACATATTTTGAGATAAGACGTTTTATTTCTGCTTGTAGGTTTGTAAGCTTTAATGTGTATGGCATTTCGGCATCTGTCTGCTTGATAAGGGCTAGTAAACTTTCTTTGAATTCATTATTTTCATATTTGTTTATCAATATTCTTACTATGTTACGGAAAACATTATAGAAATTATTTTCTAAATAAATATATTTTACGTACTTCTCGCGTTGTGGATCAACTTTTAAGTGCGCATTTATTTCGGAGTCGGCGATATTATAGTCACTTGCATTAATTACCGGAATATCAAATATACCCTCTGTTTGCACACTTTCTTCATCGGTTATTTTGATAGATATAAACTGGTCGGTTTCTGTTATAACTCCAGCAAGTTTGCCATCATCGATTACTTTGAAACGAGGCCTGCACGGAATTTTTATTTTATCGTATACGTGGTTAAGAAAGATGATTGTTTCATCATATGTTTTCCATAATGATTCGTCATCGATGTAGTTGATTTGTTCAATAGATGGGTCAATTGCGGATGGCTCACACATAATTGTGCCTGACATTTGTTGTCTTTGTCCTTCTTCTTGTTCTTCGATAAATACGCCAATAACTTTACCATCAAAGTTTAAAATTTGATTTAAAATATTGAAATTACCCCGCGCAAGACGAGGTTTCAATTCTTCCAGCATTAGGTTCCTATCAAATTCGTATAACTTGGTGAATTTCTTAGATGCATTTGGCGTCCCTTCGCGTGGAATACTATTGGATGGTTTGCATTGACTATCATATGCATTTTTAATCTTTGCAAGAATCTTTCGAATAGTTGCAGGTATCTGGGATAGTCTTGTTGCCATGTCGCCCGTTATAGGTTTCATGGTAAATAAGTTATTAAATATACGAGTTTTTGTATTAAGGATTTCATATATCGGTTCAAAAAAGATATTATTTTTAACTTCTCTTTTTACTAATATTGCGGTTTTCTTATTATCGTCAAACCAGTCTTTTGTATTTGTATAATGATTTGTAGGACATAACACCTCTATATTATTTGTGATGTCGCGATTGGATATTTGTAAAATAACAAGGTTTAACCCGTCAACAAATAGTTTTGGATTTGGTCGACTAATGATATCCCATAGGTATTCATAATCGATATACGCTTTCTTGCTTTTTATAAAACGAATAAAATTCTCATATGAACATACGAGTTTTTTAAAAAATACATATTGAGGGTCATCGACGTTGTAACTTTTATCTTTGATGGATCTAAAAATAGCCGAATCTTTATATTTGAACTTGGAACTTTTGATCAGCGACTTAAATAGTGTATCATCGACGATACAATTATTTTCTTGTAAAGGTTGTGGTTGTAGTTGTAGTTGTGTCCCCATAGATGCTTCAGATGCGCGGGGTGAGGGAGCCGGTGATGCAACTAGGGGTGCCTTGGTAAGTTCTTCTTCGGTTGACGATGTAGAAGCTTCAATTCCTGTAACATCTTGAATTTGGGGGGATAAATCTGAAGCTGAAACCAACTCGGGGCTTTTTGCTCGTGCTGCTTCTGCTGCTGGATTAAAAAAACTAGTCAACTCTAGATCTTCACTTTCGCTTCCTTCTGCTCCTGCACCTCCCTCGTCATCGCTTCCTGCACCTCCTTCAAGTTCTTGTTCAAATGTTTCAGAAGAATTTGATCTAGGTGTTGCGTCACCCATACCCATACCCATACCCATACCCGGTTCACTCATGAGTGACTCTGCATCACTTTTTGCATCATAGTCATAGTCATCCATACCTTCATTATCTAAATCGGCATCTGGATTTTGGTATTTTTTTAAACTAAATGTATCGATAAGTGAACCATTTTGGTATGTCATAAAAGAATCAATATCAAGTGCATCCACAATAATTTGTTTCATTTTAGAAATTGAAATTTTTTTAATAGGTCTGGTTCCGGGTGCGGTTCCAGCCATTAGTTCAATATATTTTCTGTAAATGTCTGCAAGTGACCCAACAAAACTTTGATTTTTATTATAGTAGATGAATTCCTTTTTTTTAATAGTATATCCTTTTCTATTTACGGATTTAAAAGTTCTTATATTTTTGACCTCACCCGGTTGAACACCTTTCTGTATCAAACACGCCACGTTTGGTTTTAATAGAGTGCTTCGATCATTTATCGTACACGTTTTAAAACTATGTGTAAAAAATAACTGCAATTGTGGTAATAAATAACCATATGATTCGTCTGTTAATTCTGTATTTCGTTCGGGACCCATCACAACAAACTCTTTTTCAAGTATTTTTTCGTGTTCGCGACTTGCCATGCTTTCTAAATCTGATGTATCACTTTCACTTACAACTTGCGTAGATGTAGGCGTTGATGTTGATGCGGACTCTTTCCCTACCTGTTCCTCACCTTCACCTTCACCTTCACCTTCTTCTTCACTAATAACGGAAAAATCTTCGCCTTGTTGGGTTGCTTTTTCTAGTTCTTCTTTTCGCTGTAATGACGTTAATTTTTTAGAAGAAGGGAAACGTGATTTTAACCCAGGAAAAGGTTGGTCAAGTTTTGCTTCTGCATCCTGGTGTGCCTCCAATTCGAGTTCTTCTTCTTCTACTTGTTTAAAATCCGGTTCTGATACTTGTCTAGATAGTGATAGTGGTTTCAAACTACCAAATTTACCTCTCATACGCGGGACAGGTCCAGCTAAAAACGCTTTTTCTTTCCCTTCACATTCAAAGTTAAACGAGTTTGGATTTTGTGAGTTATGCGCGGTAATACTTGGACAACCGCATGCTTGACGTTGCAAATTTTGTTTATCTTTTATAAAATTTTCAGAACTGAAACAACACGGGATACAATGTTCGCTACCCGCACTTTCTTTGCTGTCAATAAATCCAGGTGATAAATTTTTATACTCACCAGTAGAAGAATCTATGTGATATTTGTCTTTAAATTCAAATATATATTTTCCTGGTGGAACACTTTTTGCACCAGAGGGTATAATAATATCTCCATCGCGTTCTTTTAATTTTTCTACTTCTTCATTTGTCAAACTTACATTTCGTCGCAAATCCCAATATCGCGGACATATATACCAAAAGTTCTTGCTTTTAGACGAACCATATTTCATTGCTCTGTTATACGACCCTGGATGATTTTTATCAATATGTTCTTTTTCTTCATTTGTTAAAATAACGGGTTGACGTTTCACGTTCCAGGGACATGAACGCGAATACTCTTTCACGCCAGGGCGTTTACGAAATAATACAGGATCATATGCTTCAAGGCGTTTAAAGAATGGATTCGGATTTGACAAACTCGCACCCGTAATATCTTGTCCAACGCGCCCACGCTCTGACCTAGATTCTGACTCCGAATCTGAACTCGAACCCGAACCCGAACTTGGTTCAGGTTCTGCAACAGGTATACGAATCGGTGCTATTCCCTTTCCTTTTCCTATTGCTAATGTGCCAAGTTTTGATTTTGGCGCTCGTGATGGAGCTTTTTCTACACTACTGATTTTTCCTAATGTTTTTAATTTTTTTAGGGGTGCGGCAGCGGTAGTGGCTTCTTCTGGCGAAGATGGTGAAATATCGCTACCAATCGGTTTAATTTCTTCAATTTCGGGAAGGTCTTCTTCTTCGCTTTCGGTTTCAGTATCACTTGCACCTCCGATGTGTTCGCTTTTACTGCCACTACTGCTACCGCTACCGCTACCGCTACCATTTTCATCATCTGATAGTCCTTCAATAATATCAATATCAAATCCTGCATCGCTGCCTTCACCACTTTTACTACCTTTACTACCCTGGCTACCCTCACCTTCACTTTCTGAACCAGATAACCCTTGTATCTGTTCAATATTAAACTCAGGTGACGATGGTGATGGTGTTTTTTCTTTTACTGCCGCTACTTCTGGTCTTGATATTTGGGGTTCTTCTTCTACTTCTGGTTGTTCACCCTCGTCTTCACTTTCATCAGATAAATTGCCAAGCAGTAAACTTTCAAAATCGACCTCGCTTATTGCATTATCTCCTTCTTGTGCTTGTTGTAAATTTTCAAAATCAAATATTATTTCATCTGCATCATTTTCACCAGATACTGCTATATCGGTAAGCACGGATTTATCACCATGGACAACAAATTCTTTTACTTCTTTTATTTCTTTTTTATTTTTTAGACCCCCTGGGGCCAACGACGTATGACATAACTTCTCAACTTCTTCATATGGTATATTTGTTATAGGTTCCGACTTTTTATTTCGCAATATACGTAGTAACGAGTCGATCATTTTTTCAACATGATCCAAATAATATATATTATCGATATTCTCCACTTCAATTTTTAAATTTCCATCAGTGCTTATCTGCAAAAACGTGATAGTCGTCAGAAATCCAGGATGCGTATTTATTTTTATCCGCATTTTTTTATTTAATTCGGATAGTTGCATTCTGTCTAATAATTCCGTAACATCTTTTAGTGCTTGGTCATATGATATTTTAAAATTCTCCATAAGTCCGCGTATCACATCTTCCTGGTAACTCGATTTTAAAAATAGTTCAACAATAAAGGCCTCCCGACCTTCCAATTCATTATAATTTGAAACACGTTTGTATCTCATAATAACACGCTGTGACTCATTATAGTTTATGATATTGAATATACTTGATATGCATCCCATGTTTTTTGCAATATCTAACTTGAATTTGGGAGGTAAATTTAAAACCGATTTATATTTTATTTCGCGAATAACTATATTTTTATGGTATAAATCCTCGAATAAATGTATGGTATATCCATTTTGACTCAAAAATATGGCAACTTCATTGATTACAGGATTGACGCTTTCTTTTACTATATTTTCTGCCTCTATATCGCTAACAGGTTCTTCGACCTGAAATGAAATAAATATACTTCCACGTGTATCAAACTCACAACGTATTGGAATAATATAGTCTTTTATTACTTGTCCTTCTTTATTTTGTACCGAATGAATACAATGAATAATGATTGACAAACGTTTTTCGGTTGTCGCTTCTTTTATTATTTTATTTATTATGGTTGTCTTTAAATATGGAATTCTTTTTCCATTTTCGGCGATGCGATTTGCGTATAAGCGATACATTTTTTCTTCAAATCTTCCCTTAGTTAGTTTTATTAATGGTTTTTCATCATTTGTATGTATGATTTTAAATAACATATCGATAGGAACATTAATAACATAGTCTGGTTTTATTTCAAAATCAAGCGAAAAAATACCCTTTGTCATGTATGGCAAATCCGTTGTTCTTTGATAATACGCTTCGTAAAACAGATTCACGCTGTCAGTCATATTTTTGTAGTTTTTATCTTGTAGCAACTCAGCAGTAGATGATAGTAGTTCTTGTGTATGTGTTTGCAAATCACTTATTGTAAATATTTCCTTTTCGGCCAAATAAGGATAATACACTTGGATCATGTCGTTAGGAGTAAGGCTTTCATTTGCATTTGCATCTACATACTCTAAAACATCTCCGGCTAAACATAAAAATATAGTTTGGCATACGATTGGTTCATAATCAAGCAGGATTTTTTTATTTGATGTTGAAATTATATTTTTACCCTGTTCTTTTATAAAAGGATCTATCTCACTTACACTAAACGGGTTCACGTTGTAAATTATATCCTCGTGATGATATACAAATCTTTGCCCCATGGGAATGTCTTCTATTATGGGTAACTCTTGTAAAAGTAGTTCCTCATCGTCGTCGCTGCTAATGCTTTCAGTCTCTACATCCGCGCCGACACCCTTGACACCCCCGTCGCCACGGATACTTCCGATTGCTTTTTCTATGTCGGATGATTTATATTTATAAAAAAGTTCTATAATGTCGTCATACGTGTATGTGTCTTTCAGCTCTTCAGTGTCTGTGTGCAAAATAAGTTCGCATTCTTGTTTAAGATTATCTCTATGCGAATTTGTTAAAAAATCCATGAGTGATTTCTTGGTAACAAGTTTCGTGTCATTGTTAGACAATTTATTATATAGTTGCGTTGGTGTATACATTATCCCCTGTTTTGAAAAAAGATATACTTCATCAAATGAAATCGTGTTTTCTAGTTTAATATTTTGAATAATCTTTTTTTTAATAGTTTCAATCGTATCGTCGCCATATAAACACTCGAATAAAAATAAGACGTCTATTTTAAATTTTATAATATTTTTTATTTCGCTGTAACTAAATATTTTTTGATAAAGAATTAAATTTTGTATTACTTCATCTTGGCGTTCTAATTCTTCCGCATCAACATTTTCTAATTTTTCCAATTCAGCTGCTAATTCTTCGCTTTCCAGATATTGAACAAGATTATCTGGATCCATACTTATAAATGCAGTAAAACGCATTTTTAATTCATCTTCGGTGATTTCCCAATTTCTTTTTGTTAGTGGATTTGTTTTTCCATAAAAAATAAGTATTTTTTCTGGGATTTGGTTATTTGTTTCATCTCTTTTATTATTTATATAGGCTACTTTAAATATATCTTTTTTTATTCTATCCC